CAGCCAGCACGTGTGGATGTGGCCCCCGAGGGTCTGACCCGAACTGCTTCAGCCGATGAGAGGAGGTGACAGAGATGGGTGTCTGGTACTCGACCCGCGAAGACGTCAAGCAGGCGCTGGACTTCAAGGAGACAGCCCGCACCAACCGGCAGGTAGACCGAGCGATTGAGGCTGCGTCGAGGGACGCGGAGAAGCTGTGCCACCGCCGCTTCTACCCCGAGCAGAACACCCGATCCTGGGACTGGCCCAACCAGCAGTACGCCCGCCCGTGGCGGCTGTGGCTCGACGACCACGAACTCATCTCCGTCACCACCCTCACCTCCGGCGGCACGACCATCGACGCGGCCGACTACCTGCTCGAGCCGAACCGCTCCGGCCCGCCGTACAACCGCATCGAGATCGACCTCGACAGCTCCGCAGCGTTCGGCGGAGGCGACACCCACCAGCGCGACATCACCATCACCGGCCTCTACGGCTACGCCAACGACGAGACCCCAGTCGGCGCGCTCGCCGAAGACCTCGACACCTCCGAGACCGCGGTCGACGTGGACGGCGACACCTCAGCGGAGGTCGGCGTCGGCAGCATCCTCCGCGTCGACTCCGAACGGATGATCGTCACCGGCCGGGCCATGCTCGACACCGGCCAGAACCTCGGCGGCGCCGGCCTCACAGTCCAGAACAACGCGGTCACCGTGGCCGTATCCGACGGCACCGCCTACGCCGTCGACGAGGTCATCCTCATCGACGCCGAACGCATGCGCATCGACGACATCGCAGGCAACAACCTCGTCGTGAAGCGGGCATGGGACGGCACCGTCATCGCAGCCCACACCACCGGCGCAGACATCTACGCCCCGCGCACCCTGACCGTCACCCGCGGCGCGCTCGGCACCACAGCGGCCACCCACACCAGCAGCACCACGATTCAGCGCTGGGACCCGCCCGGCCCCGTCCGCACGCTCGTCATCGGCCAGGCGATCAGCACCCTCACCAGCGAGCGCTCCGGCTACTCCCGCGTGAAGCGCTCCGGCGAGAGCACCGGTGAGCGGGCCATCGACACGAGCGCCCTCGCGGTCCTGCGGCGCACCGCCTACGACGCCGTCGGCCGCAAGGCCCGAATCAGAGGCGTCTGATGACCGGCTTCCGCGTTCAGGTCAACGCCACCCGCAGCGGCCCGTTTCGTGACGGCAGGTTCCAGCGCGCCGCGTCGCAGTACTCCGATGCCCTCAACTACGCGGTCGCGGAGCACGGCGAGCGCTTGGTGGATCGGCGCCTCAACCAGGTGCTGAAGACCCAGACCCCGTACTACCGACTCCGCGTCACGGTCCGCCGCGCGCGCGGCGGCTACGAGGTGTGGGACCAGGGCGTCGTCTACGGCCCGTGGCTGGAGGGCACCGGCTCCCGCAACCACCCCGTCACGAAGTTCCGCGGCTATCAGACGTTCCGCCGGGTCAAGCCCATCGTCGACCGGGATGCGAACCGGATCGCGATGGACCTGCTGCGCCGCTACCAAGCTCGGGGGCTGCTGCGATGAGCCTCAGCACAATCGACATCCGCGACGCGGTCGTCACCCACGCCCTGAGCATCGGCCTGTTCGACCAGGTCAACCAGCACGCCCCGAAGAACCCGCCCAGCTCCGGCCTGTCCCTGTCGATCACCGGCGACCGGATCGGCGGCATCCGCTCCAGCGGCCTGGCCTCTCTCTCGGCACGTGTCGTGCTCACGCTGCAGGTCTTCGCGTCCATGCAGATGGAGCCGGCCGACGACATCGACGCCACAGTGTTCGGCGCGGTCGACGCCCTGTTCGGCGCGTACTGCGGCGACTTCACCCTCGGCGGCCTGGTCCGCGCCGTGGACCTGATCGGCTCCGAAGGCACCGGCCTGGACGCGGCCCTGGGCTACGTGACCGTCGACGGCATCGAGTACCGGCACGCGGCGATCACCCTGCCGCTGCTCATCAACGACGTGTGGACGGAGGCCCCGTAGTGGCGAAGACCTCAGGCCTTGGCGACAACTTGTACATCGCGGGCTATGACCTCAGCGGGGACATCACCGCCCTCGGCAGCATCGGCGGCGGCCCCGCCACCCTCGAATGCACCAGCATCAACAAGTCCGCGATCGAACGCATCGGCGGCTTGCGCGACGGCCGCATGCAGGCCACCGCATACTTCAACCCCTCCACCGGCCAAGCCCACGACCGGCTCTCCAACCTGCCCACGGCCGACGTCATCCTCACGTACTGCCGCGGCACCACGCTCGGCAACCCGGCCGCCAGCCTCGTCGCCAAGCAGATCAACTACGACGGCACCCGCGGCGACGACGGCGCGTTCACCTTCACCGTCGACGCACAAGCCAACGGCTACGGCATCGAGTGGGGCGAGCAGCTCACCGCCGGTACCCGCACCGACACCGAAGCCACCAACGGCACCGGCGTCGAGTTCGGGAACACCAGCGAGGACTACCTCCGCGTCACCGGCACGTCCGGCGACTACGCCTCCACCCCGGACGCTGCTGGCCTGGACATCACCGGGGACATCGACCTGCGGGTCAAGGTCGCCCTGGACGACTGGACGCCGGCCGCCGAGTCGACACTGATCGCCAAGTACACGGCCACCGGTGATGAGCGGTCGTATGCGCTGGCGGTGACGACCGGCGGGAACCTGATCCTGCGATGGACCGAGGACGGATCGACCGAACTGACGGAAACCTCCTCAGCGGCGGTCAGCGCTTCGAACGGCGGCACGATCTGGGTCCGCGCGACGCTCGATGTGGACGACGGAGCCTCGGACGCGCAAGTCACGTTCTACACCAGCAGTGACGGTTCGACGTGGACACAGCTGGGGGCGGTGCAGGCGGTCGGCGCGACCACGTCCATCTATGCGTCGACGGCGGTGCTGGAACTCGGCTCCCAGTCCGAGGGCACGGTGAACCGGGCGGCGGGGAAGATTTTCCGGGCTGAGGTGCTGTCCGGGATCGGCGGCAGCGCGGTCGCTGCGCCTATCGCGTCCACGTCGTCGGACACGCTCACGGATGCGACCCCGCTGACGTGGACGGTGCAGGGCGACGCGTACATCTCCTCCCGCACCTTGTACGGGCTGCAGGCTTATCTGCAGGTGCTCAGCTTCACGGGCACCGATGTGACGATCAAGTTGCAGTCGTCTGCGGACGACGACGACACGGACTCGTATGCGGACGTTACTGGCGGCGGGTTCACGCAGGTCGCCTCGGGGCCGACGTCGGAGCGGATCGCCACCTCCAGCTCGCTGGAGATCGAACGGTACCTGCGGGTCGTGACCACGACGAGCGGCGGGTTCACCGAGTTGTCGTTCGTCGTGGTCGCCTGCGTCAACCTGACTGCGACGGAGTTCTGATGAGGCCCCTGACGAGGGTCGCCCCGGCCGGGCAGCCCGGTGACTACCGCACGTTCACGATCGTGTCCCCGACCGACCGAAGTGTCGTGGCGGCCTGCCCGCAGGTGGGGTGCGAGCAGTGGCGGCACGGCTGGCAGTCCGTCATCGACGAGTCCACCCCGCTCGGTAAGGAGCAGGCGGCGTACATCCGTCTCAAGTCTCGGCGCACGTTCCGCGAGCAGAGGACGGGTGCGGGGCTGACGGTGTTCGTGTTCGAGGCGGGGCAGCGGTGTTTCACCGAGCACCGGACCCGGCCGGAGGTTTACGCGGTGCGGGGCGGGGACTGGCGGGAGCAGACCGGCCCGGGCCGGGCCCATCAGCGCGCCTCCGACTGGGTGGAGGACTTCCAGGAGAACCAGGGCACTCTCGCCGAGCTGCGGAAGCGGGGCTGAGCCATGGCTGTGGAACGCCTCCGGTTGGAGATCGACGGTGAGGACTTCACCGGCGACTGTGAAGACGTTCGGTTCTCGGTGCCGCGACTGGTCTACGAGGAGGACAACGGCCGCAGCGCCGTCAAATTCCTTGGCCCTGCCGGGTTCCAGCTGACGGTCATCAACCCGAGCGACCGGGTGCGCGGGCTGGTCGACGGCGGCGCCGTGACGCGCACAGTGAAGCTGTCGGCCTCCGGGTCCTCGATCACCCACTCCACTCACTTCCACAAGGAGTGGACCACGACTGACGGCGTCTGCAAGGTCTTCGGTTCCCTGGCATGGGACCAGGCGCAGGATGCCGAATGGGTCGACGAACCGCAGCTCGCTAAGGCGTAGCTCCACAAAGAAAGGAAGTGCCGGCTATGGCCAAAGAGTCCGGATTGGGATGGACGTCACTGTCGATCGACGACAGCGGCGGCACCCTGCAAGACATCCGCAACGACATCACCAACCTCCAGTTCGCCACCCCCCGCGCGGTGCAGGACGTCACCGGCATCGACAAATCCGCCATGGAACGCCTGCTACTCCTCGCCGACTGCAGCGTCACCATCAACGGCGTATTCAACGACGAAGCCGACATGTCGCACGCAGTGTTCAAGACCGTGCCCTCCACCAGCGTGGCCCGCGAGATCACCCTCAACGTCTCCGGGCAGATCCTCGGGACCACCCCCACCGTCACCCTCCTCCCCACCGACTACGCCCTCACCCGAGGCGACGACGGCAGCCTCACCTGGTCGGTACCCCTCGTCCTGGCAAACGGCGCGGTCCCGACATGGACCACGTGACATGACGCGCCACCGGGCCGGCCGGGTCCCGCGCGCTGTGCCACACCCACAACCAGACCAAGAGGGGGGATAGCCATGGGCTACCGCCACCAGATCCCGCGCGTCAACGTCGCCTTCGAGGAAGGCCACGACTACCACGGCTGCGAGGTCACCCTCCGCAAGCTGAAGCTCGGCGAGTACCTCGACCTCGTCGGCATCAACCCGGAATCCGGCGTCAGCAACGTCGGCGACCAGCTGCAGAAGATGGCCGACAAGCTCATCACCTGGAACCTCGAGGACGAGGCCGGCCTGCCGGTCCCGACCACCCGGGAGGCTGTGCTCGAGCAGGACAAGGACCTGATGCTTGCTGTCCTCGGGGCGTGGCTCGACGGCGTCAACGGAGTGTCCGCCCCTTTGGAGCAGCCCTCCACCGGTGGCGAACCATCCCCGGCGGCGTCGATTCCGATGGAACCCCTGTCACCGAGCCTCGCGAGCTCCAGCACGCCCGCCTGATCCTCGGTCTCTGCGACCGCTTCAAGTGCCTGCCCAGCCAGCTCCTCGCTGAAGACGCCTCCCTGTGGCGGCTCCTGCGGATCGAGAAGCTCGGCACCCGTGATGACGATGATGGAGGGGAGCCATGGCCGACGCCGTGACCATCGTCGTCCGCGTCCGCGACCAGACCCGCGCCGGGATCACAGCCGTCAACGACAATTTGAACCGGCTCACCCGCGGTGCGAAGGACGTGGACCGGTCCTTCGGATCCCTGGTCGGCTCTGCGCTGAGCCTCGCCCCGGCGCTCATTCCGATCGCCGCGTCGGCTGCGCCGATTGCGGCCGGCCTTGGCGCGGCGACGGTCGCGGTCGGCGCGTTCGGCGCGGCGCTGGGCCCGCAGGTGATGGCCATGAGCAAGGCGACCGACGCGGAGAAGAAGTACCAGCAGGCTGTTGAGCAGCACGGGCCCACGTCCAGGGAGGCGGGGCAGGCGCAGGCCGCGTACGCCAAGGAGATGGCGAAGCTTCCCCCGGAGACCCAGAAGGCAGCGGCACAACTGTCGGTGTTGAAGGACGGCTACAAGGACTGGTCGAACGCGCTCGCTGACGACACGATGCCCGTCGTCACGAAGAGCCTCGCGACGTTCGGTGCGATCTTCCCGAAGCTCACCCCGCTGGTGAAGGGCACGTCACGGGAGCTGGACCGGTTCGTCACCATCGCGGCCGGCGGGGTGCAGTCCGCCGCGTTCGACCGGTTCATGAAGAGCTTCACCGAGTTCTCCACCGGCGCCCTGCGGAAAGCGAACGACGGCCTGCTCAAGCTGATGCGGACCATGGACACCGGGCAGGTCGGCGGGAACCTCAAAGAGTTCATGGACTACGCCCGCACCAACGGGCCCATCGTTGGTGAGACGCTCGGCAACCTGGGCGACATGCTTGTCAAGCTGCTGGTGGCCGCTTCGGACGTGGGCGTCGGCATGCTCCAAGTGATCAACGCTTTCGCGAGCCTTGTGAACGCGGTGCCCACCAGTCTCCTCACGACCCTGCTGCAGATCGCGATCGCGTTCAAGGCGATCAAGATGGCGTCGGCCGGTTTCGCTGCGGTCGGTGTCGGTATCCAGGCCATCACCACACAGATCATCGCCATGCGCACCGCGGCCGGCACGGGCGCCACCCGGGTAGGGATGTTGGGGGCGGCGTTCACGGCGATGTCTCGCACGGCGAAGATTGCCCTGGCGAGCATCGGTATTGGCCTGGCTCTCATGGCGATCTCCGAGTTGTCGCAGATGGGTGAGAAGGCGGCGCCGAACGTCGACAAGTTGACGACGTCCCTGGGTGAGTTGGGGCGTACGGGCAAGGCGTCGGGCTACGCGGCCGCTGAGCTTGGCGCGAACTTCGAGAAGCTGAACGACCAGCTCGGCAAGGTCGTCGACCCCTCTGTCGCGGAGTCCATCAACAACTGGGGCGCCGACATCACCGGCGGGCTCTTGGACGCCGGTGAGGCGACCGAGGAGTTCACCAAGTCCGTCGACGCGATCGATGAGGGTCTGGCGAACCTGGTTGGCGGCGGGAAGGCGGACTTGGCCGCGGCCGCCCTGGAGCGGATGCTCGCCAGCATGAGCCCGGAGGAGGCCGAGAAGTTTCGGTCGTCGCTGGACGGCTATGACGAGAAGCTCGCCGCGGCAAAGCTCGAGGCAGAGCTCGCGGCTGAGGCGATGGGTCTGTTTGGGGCTCAGGCGCAGGCTGTGCAGTCGAAGCTTGACGGGCAGAAGGCCAGCGCGGACGGGCTGGCGCAGTCGATCAACGCGCTCAACAACCAGTACTTGATTGCCCGCGGCGGGGTGCGTGGCATGGAGGCCGCGATCGACGCGGCGACGAAGTCGTTCAAGGACAACGGGAAGACACTCGACGAGAACACCGAAGCCGGCCGGGCGAACAACCAGGCACTGGACAACCTGGCTGCCGCCACGATGAAGGCCGCTGAGGACGCCCGCGCGGGTGGCGAGTCGTGGGAGACGGTCAACGGCATCTACGACCGGGGCCGTAGCAAGCTGATCGCCTCCGCTGTGCAGATGGGCCTGACCCAGTCCGCGGCCAAGCGCCTCGCCGACCAGATCTTGAAGACCCCGGACAAGACGGCCCGCCTCAAGGGCAACATGCAGGACCTGCAAGCCAAGCTCGCCAGCGCAAAGAGGCAGCTCGCCCGGGTGCCCGACTCCCGGAAGGCGCGCGTCACCGCGAACATCGATGCCCTCAACTACTCCCTGGCCAAGGCCCGCGACAAGCTCAACGCGTTGAACGGGAAGACGGCCACAACCTACGTCGTCACTCAGCACGTCAGCAGCGGCGGCAGCGGCCTGAGGGAGCTGGCCTACGCTCACGGCGGCGTCGTCGGCGCCGCGGCGGCCGGCGGGCCCCGGTCGAACATGACGCTGGTTGGAGAGCAGGGCCCGGAGATCGTTGACCTGGCGCCCGGGTCGACCGTGCACTCCAACCCGGACACCAGGCGAATGTTCGCCAGCGCCGGGCGTGGCGGCGACCAACCCATCGTGATCCAGCTCGACATCGCGGGCCGCTTCCTGGGCGAGGTCATCATCGACCCGCTGCGTAAAGCGGTCCGTACCCGTGGCGGAAATGTTCAGGCCGTCCTCGGCCAGAGAGGGGCATAAGGCGTGGCTTTCCCGGAGACTGCACTGCCTATCACCGTCGAGCTCGACCTCGGCGGAACGTGGACGGATATCAGCTCGGACGTGTACGAGCGTGACGCTATCCGCATTACCCGAGGCCGGTCCGATGAGGGGAGCCAGGTCGACGCCGGTAGGTGCTTTTTCACGCTCAACAACCGAGACGGCACCTACAGCCCGAGGAACCCGCTCTCGCCGCTGTACGGGCAGATCGGACGCAACGCCCGGGTCCGGGTATCGGTGGATGCCGGAGACGCCTATCTGAGCCTGCCGGGTGGATCAGGGGACTACGCGTCCACTCCCGACACGGCCGCCTTGGGGATCACCGGCGACATCGACATCCGTATCGAGGCAGCACTGCTGAACTGGCAGGAGGCCGGTGAGCTGATCGAGCTGGCCGGTAAGTACCTGACCACCGGCGACCAGCGGTCGTGGTACTTCTCCATCACGTCCGGGTTCCTCGGCCTGGCATGGACACCGGACGGAACGCTCGGCTCGATCACCAGCGTGGTGTCGACGGAGTCGACGGTCCTCCCGTCGAGCAACCGAATGGCCTTGCGCGTCACGCTGGACGTCGACAACAGCGACGGTGGGCACACCGCGACGTTCTACACGTCGGACTCGATCGACGGCGAGTGGACGCAGCTCGGCGACCCGGTCGTCACCTCCGGGACGACGAGCATCCACGACGGCACTGCGCCCCTCGAAGTCGGCACGGTGACACTGATCTCCGGCACGCCGCCCGAGGGCCGTGTCTACGCCTTCCAGCTGCGTGACGGCATCGACGGCACGGTGGTAGCCGACATCGACTTCACGACGCAGACCGTGGGCGACACCGCCTTCGCAGGCGACGACGGCCTGTCGTGGGGACTGGTCGGTGACGCGTCGATCTCCAACCGAAAGATCCGGTTCGACGGAGAGATCTCCTCGTGGCCGGTCCGCTGGGACACCGGCGGCAACGACGTGTACACCCAGGTCGAAGCCGCTGGGATCATGCGCCGCCTCGGGCAGGGTGCCGCGCCGATCCAGTCGGCGCTGCGACGGCGCATCCCATCGGACCCGAACCTGCTCGCCTACTGGCCCCTCGAGGACGGCGGCGAAGCACGGCAGGCCGCGTCGGGATTGTCGGACGGCCGGTCGGCGACCACGGTCGGATTCGACTACGCCTCCGAATCGACGCTGGCCGGCTCGGATCCGCTGCCGGTCTTGAGCAGCACGCAGGACGATGCGCTCGCCCGGTTTGTGGGTCGCGTTCCGGCCAGCGGCCAGCAGGAGTGGACGGTCGAATTCGTCTACAAGAACGACAGTCCCGATGCGACGCTCTACTCGTGGATCCGGATTCGTACGACGGGTGAAATCTCCGATTGGCTCCTCCAGATGAATGCCACGGGGGGCCGTGTCTATGGGGCGGACTCCGACGGCAACGTGATTGTCGACGATCCGTTTGTGTGGACGACGGTCGTGCCGTTCGGCGAGTGGTACCGGATGCAGTTCCACGCCATCGAGGGTGGCGTGGGGTTTATCGACTACACGCTGAAGTGGCTTCAGGTGGATACCACGGCGATCACGTGGACCGGATCGGTGTCACCGTACGCGTTGGGTTGGGTGACGTCTGT